GCGAACCTGACCCGCGCGAACCTGACCCGCGCGAACCTGGCCTTCGTGAACCTGACCCGCGCGGACCTGACCAGCGCGGACCTGACCAGCGTGACCCTGGCCGGCGCGGACCTGACCAGCGCGGACCTGACTGGCGCGAACCTGACCAGCGCAGACCTGTCCGTCGCGAACCTGACCCGCGCGAACCTGACCGGCACGAATCTGACCGGCGCGAACCTGGCTGGCGTCGAACTGCCACCTAGCGCGCTGGATAACCCCACGCTTCCCGAGCGGTTTCGTCCGTCCCCTCCTCTGAACGACTGACGGGATGAAGCAAACGGCGCCGGTACTGGACTTCACGGGCGTCGTCGAGCGCGTTATGCGACCGGACGCCAGGCATCGCCGGGAGGTGCGGGTCGCCGCGGCGTACGGCTTCCTGCTTGAGGTCGTTCGTCCACATCGGCATCCCGGCGGGCAGGCTGATCATCGGCCCGTACAGCTGGCACAAGACCACGTGATCGTAGGCGGCATACCAGGCCCACAGCCGCGGATCGGGTTCGGCAAGGATGAAGTCGCGGACCTCGACGGCGATCTGCTCGCGGTCCTTGACGTGCCGGTAGTCCGGGTGCGCCCGGTCCCACTCCCATTGCCAGCGGCTCCAGCCGTGCGCCTTCCCCCACGGCACCTGCTCGACTGTGACGGGCAGGGACGGGACGACGTTGACGCGGAGCCAGTCGTGGGCGACAGCGGCGGTGATTACGTCCGGGTCGGCGGTGACCGCGTAGTATTCGCGGCCGTCGTCGGCGACCAGGCCGATCGACAGGAACCGTAGCGGCTCGTGCGGGCCTGCCTCGATGAACTCGGTGTCGTAGTAGATGTCAGTCACGGCCGGGTGTCCCCCGCCGTGTCAGGGCACGCTGTGCCCGTGGCCGCGGGCACGTGGCCAGGGCGGCGCGGCGCGGCGGCGCTGATCCGCCAGACCGCTTCGGGTTCGGTCGCCATCGTCAGTACCGAATGCCCCGTCGCATGTCGTCCCGGCGCCGCTGGGCGCGGCGGTCGCGTCTGGCGGCCTTCCGGTCGTCGCGGGTCAACGCGACCGCCAGACCGCCGAAGAACAGCAGGAACGCCGCGTAGGCGACCGCGGCGGCTTCCTCGGGCGCGAGCACCAGCCACCATGACCACGTGACCTGGTGGGTCAGCTTGAGGTAGATGAAGATGAGCGTGAGGACTTCGGTGAAACCCATGGGGGCTGGTCGTTCCTTTCGGTCAGGTGGGCTGGTCAGCGTTTGCGGCGGTTCCGCCGCTTCGCCCGGTAGGGGGACTTGGTGACGCCGCGCCGCTTTCCGCAGAACGGGGCAGGCTGCTCAGGCGGCGCGGGTGGCTCAGTGGGCTGGCCCAGGAACGGCCACGCGATCTCGCCGGGCCACAAGTAGGCCATCAGTAGTTCCCGCCGTACGGCGGGAACGACGTCGCCTCCGTCGACGCGGCCGGTGTCCCGGAGGTCAGCGCGTCGTTGTCGGACACGAGACGCTGCCCGGGCGGGGCCGGATTTACGCCGACCGTGGTCGGGCCCTCGTTGGTGCCACGGAACGCGGCGACCTTCGCGGAGGCGTCGACCGGGCCGCTGTTCGGCACCCGGGACGGGACATGCTTCCCGGCTGGTGGCGTGGCGGCCATCAGCAGCCGCCCGGCATCGGCTCGCCCGCGATCGTGCGGGTCGGCTTCCCGCCGCCGGGGCCGTCGCCGTCACCGTCCTTCATGTCCACGTTCGGGCCCGGCGTCGGGGGCTTGGGTGCGTTCACGAACCGGACCGGTGTGGTCTTCCCGCCGGCCGGGGTGGTGGCATGCGCGCCCTGATTCCACCGGCCCGCTATCGCGCCGCTGGTGTCGCGGATGGTGGCGTTCGGGTCGTGTGAGGCGGTCGCCTTACCCATGGGTCACCTCCCTCTGCCGGCCGCCCGGCCAGCTGTCTTGCCCCCACGTGCGGCAGGCTTGCCGCCGCTTTTGGGGCCGGTGAGGACGTTCTTCGCGAACCGTGCTTGCGCCTGGGCTTTCGGCCCGTAGTCGCCGCGCAGAGCCGCGTTCTTCTTGCCGGCCGGGATCGGCTTCCCCGCCGGTACGCCGAGGGACTGATGGAGGCCGCCGGGCTGGAAACTGATCGCCCGCTGGCCACGCTTAGCCGGCTTGATGGTCGTTTTCTTCGCTGCGCCCATCTGGGTCACTCCTGGGTGGTGGTGCCGGGCACGTCCGGTGGGATGTCCGGCGGCTTGACCGTCTGCGCGAGCTGTTCGGCTTGCTCGGTGAAGTCCGCGGTTGACGTCATCGGCTCGGACACCATGACGCGGGCCCTGGTCGCCAGGTCCAGGCCGATTTCGCTGAAGATCCGGGAGACTTCCTCGTTCACCTCGTCCGTGGTCCAGTCCGGGTGGACCAGCGCGACGAGGGTCTGTTTGGACGCGGCTTCGGCCTGGGCGAGCAGGTTCGCGGTCGACGCGAGCTCGTTCTGATCGGGGAGCACGACAGCAGGGAAATCGATCTCGGGCCGTTCCGGTTCGACGGTGGTGTCGCCGAACATTTCGCGGCGGACCGCGAGGAGGCCGTAGAGGATGTCGCGGATACCGGGACGGCAGTAGAGGATCTTCTTGCCCCTGGTGGTCAGCGACCGCCGCTCACGCTGCTCAACTTCGGTGGCGGTGATCGCACCGGAACCGGCGTCGAACTCACCGAACGTCTGCCCGCTGTACCCGGCGCCCTGAATGATGCGGCCCACCAGGTCGGACGCGGTTTGGGCGTGTTCCTGGAAGCGGATCGCGAACTGGTTGGCCACGATGTCGCTGGTGCCGCTGGTGGCGAGCATCTGCATCGGCGTGTAAACCTGCCGGTCCGTGTCGAACACGGCACCTTCGCCTTTACCGATGTTGTCGAGGTACTGCTGCGGCACGATCAGCCGTGCTTTGGCGAGCTGCACGTCCCGCATCCACGACGAGTACGTTTCGTCGAGGCCGTCCATCAGCGTTTCGATACCGGCGTAGTCGGACCGGCCCAGCGGCGCGGCCTGCGGGCCGAGGTCACGCCACAGCCGGTTCGGGCGGATGTTCGGGATGTAGACGACCGTGCTCGCGTCCATCGGCTGATCAGGGAACGTGATCGCGTTGCCTTCGGTGAGGTCCCCGACGAACTGGCGTGTCTCCGGGAAGTCGGTCAGCGGGTACACCGTGCCGAGGTCCGTCTGATTCCCGACATAGACGCCGTGCAGGATCGTGTTCTGGCTGGGGATGTGCTTCTCCAGGTGACGCACGACCTCTTTGCCGTCGTCCGATAGCACCCGCCAGAAGGTGACCGCGACGAGCTTCCCGTACGCGAACTGCGGCACCGCCGAGTCACACGGAACGATGTCGATCCACGGGTACTCCGCGATATCGGTGTTCCACACGGTCCGCAGGAACACTCCCCCGAGCGCCGACGCCAGCTCACCGGCCTCCAGCAGCGTGGAGTGCAGGCCGTCGTCGAAGTAGTCGTCGAGCACCGCCTGATTGGCCGCCAGCTCTGACTTGACGACGAGGGGTTCGCTGAACAGCAGGTCACTGGACGTCTGGGCGATGTCACCCGCGATCGGCACGTGATACTTGGTGCGCTTCTCACCGGGCGGCACCGGCTGGCCCCAGAAAAACCGCGAGATCGAGCCGATGAGACCGCCGCGGAACTGGCCCGGCCGCGGAGTCGGCATGCCAGGCTCACCCGTAGTCGCGAAGTACGCGCGACCGGCTGGAGAGTTAGCGCCGAGGTTGTAGTAGGCCCAGCTCAGCTTCTGAATATCGCCCGAATACCAAGCGTCCCAGAGTCGTAGCTGATAGTTAATCGGGTCGTACTGTGGCGGCGGCCAAGGCTGATTGGTTACCGGCAACATGTTCATTGCGCGGTCGTCGATTGCCACGGGGCCGAATCACCCCGCTTTCAGTTCCTCCATGAGCTTCGAGCCCTTGCGCAGGTTGCACAGCTCGTGAGCCGGTCGGATGTTGTCGGCCGTGTGTGTACCGCCCCGAGAGAGCGGAACCACGTGGTCAAAGTGCAGGTCGTCGAACGATTCGATCGAGGCGCCGCAGAGATGGCAGGTCATCCCGTGCTCAACCAAGATCGCGGCGTAGTCCACCGGATCAACGGTGGTGGAGCGGATGGCAGCACGGCGCTTCGCGTTGCTTGCCCGCCTGCGCTCAACGTTTGTCCGCTGATACTCGCGGTAGTAGGCCGCGAGCTTGTCGCGGTTCATCTCCGCGTAGTGCCGTTTGTTGGCCGCTACACGTTCAGGGTTCTTGGCTGCCCAATCACGGCTGGCCTGGCGCGCGGCAGCGGCGTTTCGGGTGTAGTAGTCGCGTCGGGCCTCGCGGCGCTGCTCCTGGTGGCGCTCGTAGTTGCGCTGGTTGTACTCGCGCTGCTTCTCGGGGCTGCGCTGGCGTAGCTTCTCGCGCTCGGTCTCGACGTTGCGCCAGTAGGCGTCGCGCTTGTAGTGCTTGCGGCACATGCCGCGTGCGAGGTGAGGCTTATCGCAGCCGTCGACCGTGCACGTACGATCGGTCAAGCTGGCCTGCCTGTGAAGGGGTTCAGGTCGGCGATAGGTCCCCGTACGGTGCCAGCCGTGCGGGGATCGCCATGTCCGGAGTCGACCGTATCGGGCAGGTCGGACAGTCAGGCGGCGCGGCGCAGCCGCGGCTCCCACATCCCCTGAGTCGTTTTGATGCCGTACCGGAGGGCGTCGACGCCGTGGTCATCGACCTTGACCGGGACGTCCTCACCGCGCATCGCATGCTCGTCGGACCACGAGTAGCCGGGTATCTCCCCGATCAGCGCCGGGCAGTTCCGGGACACTTTGAACCGGTCCGTCGACATGAGCGAGGCGACCAGGCGGATGCCGTCGAGGACCGCGTTGTCGCCGGGTACGACGTTGAGACCGTCCTGAAACAGCTGGACCCGGAACGACGCCGCGGACGGGTCGACGACGATGTAGGCGGGCATGACGCCATGCAGGCGGGTCGTCGGGATGCGGACGCCTTTGAGCCAGGTCCGCAGGTTCTCGCTGTACTGGGAGTCGGTGAGCTGCCTGCGCTCGCGGCGGGAGTCCCACCGGTACTCGTCGACCGCGTACAGCACCCCGTCCGTTCCGGCGCCGAGGAGCACGGCGTGGAACGGGTTGGTGGTGCCGTAGTCGATGCCGGCGCACACCCACGACTGGATGGCGGGTACGACGTCGACGACGTGGCGGCGTTCGTCCCACATGTCGTAGACGGCGCCTTCAGCGGCGACCCATTCGCCGAGGATGAACCGCCGGTACCACAGGCCGGTGAACTCCGCTGAGATGGCCGCGATGTAGTCGGCGGTCAGGCTGGGATTGTCGTGGAGGACGAAATGCCAGTTCCGCAGGTTGAGCGCATCGTTGGTGAGGAAGTTCTTCCGCAGCCAGTGCGCCGGGTTATCGGGGTTGGTGGTCGCGAACATTTTCGCGCCGGGGACGCTCATACGGCCGAGGAGCTGCGTGAAGAACTGCTCGGGGACGAGGGACGCTTCGTCGACGTAGCATCCGGCGCAGGTCAGGCCGCGCAGGCGGGTTTCGGCGCGGACGTCGTTCGCGCCGATCACCCACACGCGGCGGCCGAGGATCGACGCGAACGGCGACCCCGTGGTGTACGTCGTCTCGGCGGCCAGCTCGCCGAACAGCTCGAAGTCCATCAGCGGCCCGAACACGTTCCGCGCCGCGGTGATCGAGGTCTTGGCGATGACGACCAGCTCACCGGACGTTGGAGCGTCAGCGACGTACATGAGCCACCGCAGCAAGCTCGCGATGGTCTTCCCCGACCGGATCGCGCCGTCCCACAGGTTGATCCGCGCCTGGGCGTCGACGATGGACTGGATCTGTTTCCGGGACAGGACGTCGGTGACGGCCGACAGATCCAACACCGGCCCCCGATCACGTCCAGTGACCAGGACCCAGGCCACGGCGACGCCAGGATCAGCGGCGATTACACGGCGGGCGTTCCAATGTCACGCTCTGGAGGTTTGCCGGCCGGTGAGCCACCGGCATTTTCGTCACGTTCGGTTACAGGATCAGGGTCCGGGCCGAAACTGTCAGCCGCCACACTCAGCGCCTCACCGAGACGGCCGAGCAGCGACCGCGCACCAGCCGAACCATCACCAGCGTCGATGTCCGACAGCTTCGCGGCCTTGTCGATACAGATCCCGATGCTCGTATAACCCGACTGCTGATCCCGCAACGGCGGCATCTTCGTCGTCACCAGCTCCGCACCCAGCGGCCCGGACACGATCTGCGTGTACGGATCCCACGCACGCGCCCGGAACCGCTGAGCATCCCGCAGCAGATCCTCAACCAGCTGCGCACGGGCAGCCTTCGCGTCGAAAATCCTTGCGCGCGTGGCTTTCTCCGTCTGCGACCGGTCGAAGGCGGACTTGAGTCCTTCGTCGGCTGCGATTTTCGTGACGGTGCTGCCTGAGACGTCGTGTGCTCGGGCTATCTCGTTGCGCTGTTTCCCGGCTTTGATGTCGGCGAGGATCGCTGCCCGTTTCCTGGGGTCGAGGGCCTTGGGCACGTCATGCTCCCTCTACCAGGTGAGGCAGCCTCCGTGGTCCCTCGTGGGCTTGTGGCGGCGCTAGTGGCTGGGAGTCTGGTGTGAGCCCGAACGTTTTCGCCCATCTGGCGGCGGTGGCGTCTGCGCCGTTGCGGATGCCCAGTGCGGGGTTTGGTGCGAGGTCCTGGCCGACCGCGATGAGGACACCGGATGCGGTGATGATGGAGTCGGCTTCGCGGTAGGTCGCCAGGGTGGTCACGTACATGGCGAACAGGTCCGCGTTGAGTGGTGTGAGCCTGCCTGCCGGGACGTGGGGTGCGAGGGCATCCCAGATGGCCCGTGCGTCGCCGGACAGCCAGGCGGGCGGGTCGGGTGGCTTGGGGGCCGGTACGCCCGGAAGGGCGCCACCGTTGCGGGTGGCGCCCTTCCGGGACGACGTGAGCCGGTGTTCGGCACCCATGGTCAGGTGCCGGACATCCGGCCAGCGGCCGGAGCGGCAGCGCGGCGAGCGACCGCAGCGCGGGCACCGCGAGCGGCGCCACGGTTGCTGATCATTGCGCGGACACGACGCAGCATGGCTTATCCCCCTTTCAGCTTGATGCCGAGGATCCGGGCGGCCTGGTGGCCGTCCAGGTATTTGTCGCCCAGCACCTCCAGTCCGGTGCGGGCGAGGTAGGCGTCTTTGCCGGCACGGTCGGCCCAGTAGGCGAGCAGCCAGTGCGGCGAGTCGTAGATGCTCGCGGGGTCCGGTTCGGGGTCCGCGGTGAGCGCGGCCAGGATCACGGCGAACTCGGCGAGGGATGCGGCTTCGATCCCTGTCTGGGTGTCGCGCAGGCTGGCGAGCGGGTCCGGGGCTGGTTTGGCGGCCAGCTGGCCGGTGATGTCGGCGTCGCGTGTGGAGCGGGCGGTGAGCATCTGCCTGACCCGTGCGGCCGGGGAAGTGTCGGTCCTGACGGCGGCGGTGGCCGCCTCGAGTACGGGGCCCGGCACATAGCGGCGGTCATCCATGGTCACGCCGAGGGCAGCGGCGAACGCGGCCGGGTCGCCGGGGCCGCGGAAGCAGAACGCCAGCCAGTATTCGGGATCGACGGCGCGGAGGAACCGTTCCTCTTCGGCCTTGGCCCGTGCGCGGTATCCGGTCCGGTCAGCGTCCGGATCAGGTTCGGGCTCGGGCGCGGGGGTGGTGCCGGGCGGCTGGCTGCCAAGGCCGGCGAGGAGCCGCCGGGCGGCGTCAGAGAGCGGCACGGGCAAGCTCCAGGTCAGCGAGCGGGAACCATCGCAGGATCGTCGCGTAGTCGGCCGGGTAGGCGCGTTTGATCTCGCGGAGGAACCGCACGTCCAGGCCGTCGAACGATCGGTTGAACAGCGCGTAGTCCGGCGGCAGGTCGACACCGGCTTCGCTGATGGCGTCCATGACGTGCCGCTTGCGCCAGTCCCAGATGGGTTTCTGCGTGCGGTTGGACAGGTTGACCGGGCCGTGCAT